ATTTGATAAAAGTATACTATCAGGTGCTAAAGCCATTATACAGTTTTTACAGAATTTGATTTCAAACTTTCAAGATTTAACAATAAATTATTTATATTGTTGTTAACTAAAGTAGCTGCTGTTCTAGTTGGTTCTAAGGGAGCACCTGGAGGTACTCCTACCTGTGCTGCAAGATTAGCAGTTAAAGTAGCTAAATTTTCTAATAGTTGAAATAAAAGTTCAACAGTAGCATTACCTAATAAAACAGGTTCAGTAGCACTTTTGGATCCCAAATAAACTTCACCAGATTGTAAGATAGTAGCTCCGGTTGTATCAAAATTTATAGATTCAACAGCATTTAGATTTATAGATTTTTTAGAAGACAAGAGTAAATGGTCTTCGGTCGTGTTAAATACTAAACGTCCTGAATTGAGGATTAATTGTTTACCTGTATATTGGTTAGGTATAGTGGGTTTATCTGTAGTATAACTGAAATAATCGTTTATACTTGAAACTCCAATAGGGATTTTCTGGGTAGAAGTTAAATATATTGAAGTATCATCGTTGTTGATTTCTTCTGTAACAGGTACCCAACCCTCATCAGATCTAGCTCCTTGCCCATTGCGCAAAATTGTAATAGGATCCCCATTAGTTCCGACAGAAGACCAACTATTATTTGTATTTTTAACTGTAGATCCAAAGCGAAGAGTATTTCCCCATCTTCCTTCTAAAATTTTATCACCTTCAAAAGGTAAAAGTGGGTGTATATCTCCTCTTTCTACAAAAGTTCTACCTAAATAAATTTCAGTACTTTGATCTGTTGCTCTCCTAACACTACCTAATTCGGTCTCAAGATAGTCTTTATTTTGAACAGGTTGAGGAGCGTTAGGATTTTCAGGATAAGCATTGTGGTGTTGTGAATTCCACAAACCTACAGTATTAATATAGTATGATGAAACTCCTTCGTAATTTTCTCCCAAATTAGAGTTAGGTAACTCAAATATATAAACGATTTCGTTTATTAAGGGATAAAATTTATTGTTAGGATCTAAGGGTTTAGCGTATAATGTTTTAGAATTTAAAGTTGTACTTGTAGAGCTGATATATTCTATAGTTCCTAAAGCATTCCATTGGCCAAAATCTTCAAAAAGAGGATGAGTATCATCAAGAATAATACTTTTAACCCTACCTGTGGTAAGGAGTTTTCCAACCTGTCCCTGCAGGCTGAGTAAACTTGTATTATACTTGTTAGGATTTTGTACGGTATTAATCGCCGCAACACCTCTTTTAATTGCCATTCTTATCTTTAAATTTTTCTATTTCAGACAAAAGTTGAGCTTTTTCTTCATCTGAAATGCCTAATCCTTCTTCAGAGTTTTCAACTTGTAATGCTCTTTGAGCTAGAGCGGCCATTTTAATTAACAAGTCATCGTTTTTAACACCGATTTCAAGGTATTCTTTAATCAAAGGAACAAGTAAAGTAGCATCACCAACATCTTCAATCATTGGTTTTAATTCATTGATTAAAGTGCTGACCTGTTTTTCTTTTTTCTTTTGATTAGTATAGATTTCTTCTAAGATATTAGAAAAAGTCTTATTCCCAAAAACAACTTTATCAAACTGGCTCATAATTTTTGGGTATAAATATTAAACTACTCGAACTTTATAATGCCTGTATCGATATAGTTTATATATGCCTTTTGAAAAACAGAATAAAGACGATTAGCGATTTTGGTTATTTGGGGAGTTTTAGCATCAATAACCATTTCTCTAATGTAGATGTACAATGCTTTTTTATTAAATACATCTAAATTTTCTCGTTGCTTAAATAATTCTAAAATTGCATCAGCAATCTTGGCATCTGCTTTTTTAGGAAAATAGATGTATAGATTTTCTGTACAATGCTCACAGAATTCATCTATAAAGGCGGATAATCTTTCTATATCTGGGTTTTCTTCTTCAATGGTATATGAAAAAGTTTCATCAGCATATAATTCTTCAACTGGAGCTTTATCTACTTTACGTTTGTAATTTTTGGTATTAGAGATAATAAGGTATCTCTTTACAATAGTACCAAAATAAGAATATGCTTTTGCTCCCTTCTCAGGATTAAACAAATGCATCTTAGTAAGTAAGAAAGCAATAATTTCGTGTTGCAGATCTTCAATATTATCTACTTCTGTATGATAAAATTTGAAGGTATGGATTATATTTTCTGTGAGCTTAAAAAAGGCATAGTGAATCCTTTCGTGATAAATCTTCTCCTTAAGCTCAAAAGTACTTGCCCTGTTATATGCTACAATAGCATCTTCAGTATCTTGCGTAAAGTATTGTACTCCCTTAGTTTTTTTTGGTTTTAATGACATACTATTTTTCCACCCGGTATTCCTTTAAAAGGTCATTGAGGAGTTTAACTCTTTCAAAGAAGAATCCAACTTCATCATCTGATTTAAAGGCACCTTTCTCATCTATTTCACTTATTCTCTTATCTATAAACTGAACAACCCCATCTACCTCTTTAATATGTTTTTCATATCCGACAATAACGTCTTCAGCCTTTTCGTTTTTACGTAAAAGGTTAAAGGTCGTGTATCCAAGGACCACGACCAAAACCGATAAAATTGAAACAACTACTATCATAAATTGTCTAACATACTTTTTAAACCTGCGCTTTTAACCGAACTCAATGCTTTCGATTTTGCGGCAGCTGGCTTAGGTTTTTGATCAACTGACTTTAATGTACTACCACCTTTACCTGGGGTCACGGGATTTTTAAAATCCTTTAACCAATCGTTTTCAAATTCTATACGCGCAGCCATCATATCTGCCTGGTGTATGATATAAGGTAATGAGGTACGCGGTCTAGATTCGGCTAAGAAACCCATAAGGTATTTTTTGTTTGCCTCATCATATAAACCATCGTGAGTCTGGATGGCAACCATTTCATTAAAGGTATACTGGATGCCGTTAGATTGGAGTAAGAATAGACTTCTATCCGGAACAGATGCGAATGCAAGATCTTTATTGAACATCCATTCTTCTCCTAATTTTTCTCTTCTCCACATATCAGTCTGGGGTAAATAAGATGCGTGATTTTGATCTCCCATTTTACCCAAATCGTGGTTTAAAGCAGCAAAAACAAGTTCTTCGGTTGTATATGATGAGGAATCTGATCCCATAGCAGTCCACAAATCTTGTAAACTAAGCGCGCATCTAACAACTCTATTAACGTGATCCACGTAACCTCCAATGAAGGCATTGTGGTATTCTTTTTTATGAGAGGCGGGCATCAGTGAGATGCGTTCCCCGAATTTCTCATAAAACGCTAGAAGTCTTTCTTTTCTGGGTGATTGAATGTGTTCTTTGATATTATCTAAGAATTCTTCCCAATTTTCTTGAATTTGTTCTGCTGTTAATTTCATCGATTGTTGATTTCACGTTGGATAGCATCTTTAACATCTTGAAGAACTTCTTCCGATTCCTTAATTGTATTTTGGAAATCCTGTTTTGATGCTTGGCGTGTAGTGAGAAGGGTAAGGGTCTTAAGTTTACCCTCTAACTTCTCAATTTTCTGTATAACGTATTCTGGTGCTTTCATAATAATAAATTTGATTTTAACATATACCCCGGGATCATCCCCCTTCTTCCTCCCTCATCCTATCCTTCTTTCCTCCCTCTCTCATCCTTATTCCCAAACCCGTATCCCAAAGATACGCTGGAGATTTTACGATGGCAAGCTAAGTTGAGAATTTTCACAAAAATCTTGGAGTTTCTTTAGATGTGCACATTTCTCATATTCTTCCTTTTCTTCCCAAAAATGTATGGCAAGTTTGAAACATACAATTAACTGTTCACTATTAAAAAACTTTAAAGCTTCACAACATAGTTCATCTTCTAAGTTTACTTTGTCTATATAATATTGAGCCCTATAAAAAACAATATTTTCACTTAATAGATCAATATCAGCTAATGTGGGCATAAACATACCGATTTGATTTTGGAATGCCTTCTCATTCAGAATCAATTTCCTAAACATTCCAACAAAGAATAAAGGGGTATTATTTATATTTGTTTTATTCTTGCTGGATAAAAGATCTCGACCTGATTCAGAATCAAATAGATTGAATATCTTGTTAATATCCACAGATATAAATATATCACCATTCCAAACCTTCATATCTTTGTAAATATAAAAAAAGAAACGGGATTAAGCAAGCCTAACCCCGTTCTTCTGCCACTGTAGCTCCACTTCATTTTTAAGGAACGAAGAAACCTTTGCACTTGACTGCGTCTTTTAAAGAGGGCTACCCTTGTACTAAATCACCCGTCAGTTCTTTAGTAGTTGCGGCCATACCTGCGTCCAGGGGTTTACTTTTACCTCCCTCCTATATTGAGCTTCCTGTCGGATTCGAACCAACGACCTACTGATTACAAATCAGTGGCTCTACCAGCTGAGCTAAGGAAGCTTATAGGGGAAGCATTTCGACGAGGCG